GATGGCTATCAGAAAGATTAGGGTTGAGCAGACCTACCCTATTAAAGTACTTAAAAAAACCTAACGAGTTTAGAGTTAAACACGTTAAAAAAATGATTAAGTATTTAAGATTGACCGAAAAGGATGCATTAATTAATTATTTTAAACACAAAAATTATGAGTAAATCTGAAAAAATTTACGTAGGAAACGGAACTGAGAAATTCGATGGTGGTATCGTACAATTCTCTTTAAACTTAACTAAGTTAGGTAAAGATGCTGGTGAACACATGTTTGACTACAATGGTGAGAAATACATTAAGTTAAAGGTTGTTAAGAAAAGAGAGGCTGATGAGTATGGTAAGACTCATTATGTTGAAGTTGACACCTTTAAGCCAGAACCTAAAAAGGTTACTACAGCAGATGATGATCTACCATTTTAATTAAACAATAATGGGCATGAGTGAGGGCAGTTAAACTCTAATAATCATAGCTACTGCGTGAGATACTTCAGAATAAAACCTATGAGCCTATTTTTTTAAAACCAAAAACCATGATATTAAGAGTATCCGATAAAGACATAGTTGACATAAGTAAGATTGGTTACATCACCCTTGATGGACAAAAAATTATATTTGGTGACCTAACTTGGTCTATATATAACAATGACATGGAAGCTCAATGTGTGTTTAATAACATAGTAAGCCATATGCAGATTAAAGATATGAGGTTTGCTGAAAAGAAAACTATTGAGCCAAATGATAGGAAGGAGAAAGCGTTTGAAATGTTCTGGAATCTATACGACAAAAAAGTAGCTTACAACAGAGCAAGAACAGCTTTCATGCAACTAACCCTTCAAGACATGGGTAAGGCTGTGAAGTCAGTAAAAGCATACATAGACTCAACACCAAATAAAGAATATAGGAAAAATCCTACAACTTGGATAAACCAGAGGTCTTGGAATGATGAGATAGTTGTAGAGAAAATAAAGAAAACAAATAGATACGTTAAGCCTAAATACATTTCAGATGAAAGATAACATGGAGATGGAGAAGAGGCTTATCGGTAAGATTATGTCTCAACCAAGAGATTACTACGACTGCCATAGCCTTATGTCTGAGGATATATTTACTGATCCTTTGAATAGGAAGATATACAAGGTGGTTTCAGATAAGTTAGATAAAGGAGATAAGGCTGACATGATTGTTATATCATCTGCCATTAAGGATCCCCTTGTAGACCTCAGGGTAGCTGAGTGTATGAGTTCTGATCATTACGCCTACATGACAAAGAACATGGTCTTATATCTATCCCAAGAGGACAAGAAGATAAGGCTTAAGAGGCTGGCAGAACTTACTACAAAGAAGATTGATAATGGTGATGACCTGTTTGACATCATAGACTTTGTGGATGATCAGATGAAGTCTATCTCTGAGATTAGAGGTAGTGACATACCCGATATTAAAAAGCAATTAAAGGTTTTGCATGACGACATACAAAGAAGAATGGCATCTGATAACATGGTGGGATTACCTACGGGCTTTCAGTCTGTAGATAAGTTTACTGGTGGGTGGCAAGAAACAGACTTTATTGTAATTGGTGGTGCTTCATCTATGGGTAAGACATCGCTAGGTTTAGCGTTCTGCTACAACTGTGCTAAGACTGGCATACCTGCTGCTGTATTCTCTTACGAGATGGGGGACACTCAGCTTCTTCAGAGGTTGGTTTCCCTAGAGAGTGAGGTAAACAGTAGGTACATAATGAAGGGTGCACTAGAGAGTAGTGAGCTTAACAGAGTTGATAAAGCTATAGGTAAGCTTGAGGGTATTAGCCTATTTATAGACGAGTGTAAGGACTCATCCCTTAAGTACCTCCTCAATAAGATTAGACAATACGTTATAACTAAAGAGGTTAAGTTTGTTCTTGTGGATTACCTGCAACTTGTTAAGGGTACTGGCACGTCTAGAGAGCAAGAGGTTGCTATGGTGGCTCGTGAGCTTAAGAATCTAGCTAAAGAGCTGAACATAACAATTGTTGCCTTATCTCAGCTAAGTAGAGGTGTGGAGCGTAGAGATGGGTGTAGACCTAGTCTGTCTGATCTTCGTGAGAGTGGTGAGATAGAGCAGGCATCTGATATTGTTATGCTTGTTTATAGACCCGAATACTATGGGATTATGACTGATGATAGTGGAAGGTCAACCGAAGGACTTGTTGATTTGATATTCGCTAAAGGTAGAAACATAGGTACTGGAACGCTACCCTTGAAGTTTAAGAAGGAATACACTAAGTTTATAGACCCTCAGGATTATACTGAGAAGTATATAGCTGCTAGCCCTTCAGAATCTTTTTAGTTATGGAGATGGTTGATATAATAATATATTTATTTTCAGTTTTAGTATGGGTATACTGTATTATATGTTTTGCAGAATCTTTATATAACATCACAAAGCAATGAGGAAAGAGATATACCACGCTACAGTTCATTACAGGTGGAGGACTTTAAGGTTTGTAAAAGGAGTCGAGAAGCCTGCTAAGAATTGGAAAGAAGCTACTCATAGGACTTGCATTAGTGAACTTGACCCTGAGAAACTACAGAATGTTAAATACTTTGTAAGGAGTTTACAGATAAAACACAAGTCAACTAACGATATACAAATAAAGATAGATCGGATAACTGATTACGAGTTTATATGTATGTCACATGATGTTCATTAAAAAAATAAAGGCATGAAACTATATTGTGAAAATTGTGAAAAAACAATTGAAGTCAGTAAATTTACAATGAAAGTAGTTGATAATAAGGTAATTAAGCCTGAGTCAATCTGCGATTGTGGTAAACAAATGAAAGACGTTTCAGAGTATAACGGTTTTGGTGGTATCATTAAGAGACCAGGAGGAAAAGTAAAAGGTAAAAATTAAATTAAGTCTAACAATTAAATTAAATTAACATGGTTTTATTACCCTTATTAGTATTAGTAACTATATCTGTTTTAGTTGCTTGGGACATGATGAAGTATTCTAAAAAAATTAAAGAAAATGAAGAAGATAATCAAAGGCGTGCTAGAAGTAGCGAAAAAAAGAAAATTAAATCTAAACGTAGTCCAAAGATTTCTGAAGATCAAGTATCGAATAAACGCAAGTATAAAAGTGCTAAGAAAAAGGCTGTCGAATCTAAAGTAAAGAAAAATGCAAGAACAAATAAAGAAAAAGTGTAATGAGATCAGGGATATTCTCTTAGAGAAGAACAAATCTTATGGCAACTCAGTGTTTGACAAAGGAGTCTTGTTTAATGTTGATCCTATGTACGCTATTCAAGCTCGTATAAATGACAAGCTTAACCGTATTAAGAGTAAAGAGACTTACATGAGTGAGAACGATCTCTTAGATCTAACAGGTTATCTAATACTGCTTCAAGTCCATATGGATGAAGTCAGTAGAAGGATGAATGAGACCATTAAGTCTGCAGAAAAGTACGAAGGAAACGAAACACCATTCACTTACGAGTGGTCTATAGATAAAGATTATGAGACTGGAACCCCGATTTGAAAGCCAAGAGGATAGAGAAAGAGAGGCTGAAACTCTTCGTATCCTCCTCGAAGGAAAAGATTTAACCTTTGAGCAGTTAGGTAAGTACGCACCAGTAGATGCTGAGATTATAGATAACAAGGCTATGAAGGTTGTGTCCTTATGTGAGATCAAAACAATGTCTCTAAAGATGGAAAACATAGAAAGGGTCAGGACTTCTGTAAGGAAAATACAACATTGCCAGAAAGAAGCCCTTCATAAAGAACTACCTTTATGTATAGCTTGGAGATTTCTCGATGGAATTGGTTATATTTGGATGCACGAAATAACAAAAGCCACAGTTGAGTGGGGTGGCATGAAGAACCCACGACCAGGATCTATATGGGATAGAGAACTTTTATTTTATATAGACCTAGATTTACTAACTATAATTAAATTTTAGACATGAACAAGCAACAGAAAGATCAAGATCAAAAGTACAAGTACTTGAAGTTTGACTGCGAAATGAGA